ACTATAACAGGAAGAATGTCACATCGAGCACCTAACATGGCTCAAGTTCCTAGTTCAACTAGTGAATATGGTAAAGAATGTAGAGCCTGTTGGATTGTTAAAGATGGTTATAAATTAGTAGGTGTTGATGCTAGTGGATTAGAACTACGCATGTTAGCACATTACATGGACAACAAGGAGTACACAAAGGAGGTTACAGAAGGAGACATTCACACAGCTAATCAAAAACTTGCAGGTTTGAAATCAAGAGATAAAGCCAAGACTTTTATTTATGCCCTATGTTATGGTGCAGGAGATCAGAAACTTTCATCTATACTCGGTGGCAGCACTAAAGATGCTAGAAGAATTAGAGAACATTTCTTAGATAATCTCCCAGCATTTAAAAAACTTAAGAACAGAGTTGGAAAAGCAGCGAAGCGAGGCTACCTCAAGGGATTAGATGGTCGTAAGATATTTATTAGAAATGATTACGCAGCTTTAAATAGTTTACTTCAAGGTGGTGGAGCTATAGTTATGAAGAGAGCATTGATTATGTTACAGGCTTTAATAAAACTACAAGCTTTAGATGCTAAGTTTGTTGCTAACATACATGACGAATGGCAAATGGAAGTTAGAGAAGATATCGTAGACTTCGTAGGAGAGTTAGCTGTAGGCTGTATTGAAAAGGCAGGAGAGTATTATAACATGCGTTGTCCTTTAACAGGTGAATATAAAATAGGAGGGAATTGGAGTGAAACTCATTAAACAACTCGTTTTATCTGATGATTTCGAGATTGAAGAAGATATAAATGAACAAGATAGTGATGGTCTTAATACAAACAGAAAAGGAGACTTTGCAGAATACTATGCAGTCACTTGGTTATGGGATAGTGGTTATGAAGTCTTTCAAAATTCAGGATGTACTGGTCCTATAGATATGATAGCAATGGATAAGAAAGGAAATCTACTTCTTATTGATGTTAAGACAGCACAACCTGATCATAGAAATAGAACAGGTAAGAAAGTTATGTTTAAAAAAGGAAGAACAAAACAACAAGAAAAACTAGGTGTAAAGTTTTTAATGTTTAATCCAGATACCAGAGAACTAAAATTTGCGGATCATGGAGTAAAGGGGAGACCTAAAAAATGAAAAAGAAATTAGAAAATATAGTACAAGATATATACAAAGCACTTAAACCTCTGTCAAAAGGAGATGGTCTTAAACTATCTGATGAAGATATAGATCAGTTTGGTGAGGATATGAAAGATGCTATTCGAGGTTGGGCAACAGCACAACCAAAAGACAAACCGACTTTGCGTATGTCTAACATAGGTAAACCTGCTCGTCAGCTTTGGTATGATAGAAATTCAAAGATAAAAGCTAAAGATTTACAGGCTACACTACTCATTAAGTTCTTGTATGGTCATTTACTAGAGGCACTGGTTGTGTTCTTTGTTAAATTATCAGGACATAAACTAACTGATCAGCAGAAAGAAGTAGAAGTGAATGGTATTAAAGGACATATTGATTGTAAGATAGATGGTGAAGTGGTTGATATTAAATCAACATCAGGTTTTTCATTCAACAAATTTAAGAATGGTACACTTCCAGACTATGATAGTTTTGGATACATGTCACAATTAGCAGGTTATGAAACTGCTGAAGGTACAAACAAGGGAGGTTTCCTAGTTATCAATAAAGAAACTGGAGAATTATGGTTCTTTCAACCAGATGAACTTGACAAGCCTGATATAAAGACTAAGATTAATACAAGGAAGACCCAATTAAAAAAGCCTGAACCACCTCCGTTATGTTATCAACCGATAGCAGACGGAACTCATGGTAATTTTAAACTTCCAAGAGAGTGTGTGTGGTGTCCACATAAGATTGAATGTCATAAAGATTCCAACAATGGATTAGGACTACGAATATTTGATTACGCTAGAGGACCTGCCTTCTTTACAGAAGTAGCAGTTGAACCTAGAGTACAAGAGATTACAGATGAATGGGAAGAAAAGTAAATTAATTAGAAGACGAACATTAGAACTTCAGCTTGAATGGATTAATAGTTTATTAACTAAAGATCAAAAAATTACACCTGAACTTTTAGATCAAGCTCTACCTGATGATAAATATTATGTTAGTAGAGGAACAATTCACCTTTCTTTTATGAATCATAAATGGATAGAGAAAAAATTAAAAAAAGATATTAACTTAAAATTAGAAAATTTAATAAATTCAAATGCCTGAGATTCCTTTCCAAGAAGCTACTTTAGAAGACTTACTATTATTAATTGGTGGCTTGATCAATAGAGGTGGTCAGTTAGAAGATATAGATATGGACTTAATCATGCGTCTACAAGAATTAATTGACTATGAAATAGAATTTAGATTAACAGGGATTCCGAGAGGAACACAAATACACTGAGGAGAGTTATGGAATATAAATTTAATGAAGAAGAAATACTATTATTAGTTCATAGACATATAAATAAAACATATGAACAACATTATGCGGATGGAAAGTATCAGGCTACAGATATGATTGTTGACGCAGGACATGGAGAAGGTTTTTGTATGGGAAATATTATGAAGTATGCTATGAGATACGGAAAAAAGAATGGAAAAGATTATCAGGACTTGCTAAAAATTATACATTATGCTATAATCTTACTTTCAACAAGTCACCAATCTAAAACAAATAAAGGATTATTTACCAATGACTGATTATTTAGGAATAGAAGTAGATTATAATAAGGAATCCAAGCTGGATAAATTTAGTTTGGATACATTAAAAGATAGATATTTATGGGAGGAAGAAACTCATGCTCAAGAAGCTTTTGCAAGGGCTAGTATATTTGGTGCAACTTATAAAGGTAGGACTGACTTCGCTCTTGCCCAAAGACTTTATACGTACAGTTCCGATTGTTGGTTTATGTTTAGTACTCCTATACTTTCTAACGGAGGAACGACTCGTGGTTTACCTATTAGCTGCTTTCTCAATTACGTACCTGATAGTAGGCGTGGTCTCTCTGATCATTATGATGAGAATATATGGTTGGCGAGTTCGGGTGGAGGTATCGGTGGATATTGGGGAGATGTTAGGAGTAATGGGATTGCAACTAGGCATGGTTCTCGTTCTACTGGATCAATTCCATTCATGCACGTAGTAGACTCTGAAATGCTTGCCTTCAATCAAGGTGTTACCAGACGAGGAAGCTATGCAGCCTATTCAGATATATCACATCCAGAGATTGAAGAATTTATAAACATGCGTAAGGAATCCGGTGGGGATATAAATAGGAAGTGTCTCAATATTCACAACGCAGTTAATATAACTGATGAATTTTTAAAAGCTGTGCGTGAAGATGCAGAATGGAGATTGATTGATCCTAAATCTGGTGAAGCTGTTAAGATAGTCAGTGCTAGAGCATTGTGGTGGCAGATATTAAATGCCAGAGCAGAGACAGGTGAACCTTATCTAATTAACATTGATCGTTGTAATGAAGAATTACCACAAGGACAAAAAGATTTAGGTTTAAAAATTAATCAAAGTAATTTATGTTCCGAGATAGTACTACCTACTAATGAAGAACGAACTGCTGTGTGTTGTTTATCTAGTGTCAACTTAGAACATTTTGATAAGTGGAAGAAGAAGGAACAATTCATAGATGATTTAATAACTATGCTTGATAATGTGTTAGAACATTTTATCGAAGCGATTGTAGATACTTCAGGACTAGGTGGATACAATGCAAACTTTAAGAGGTTTAAAAATTATGTTAAAAAAGAAAAAGAAGGAATGGTCAAAGCTGCTTATTCGGCTTACCGAGAGAGGTCGTTGGGGCTTGGAGCGATGGGCTTTCATGCTTATCTCCAAAATAAAAGGCTTCCGTTCCAAGGCTTACAGTCAACTAGTAATAACCATGTCATGTTTTCGCACATCAAAAGAAAAGCTACGAAAGCTACCAAGAGACTTGGCGAAGAACGTGGCGAAGCTCCTGATGTACATGGTAGCAATCAGCGTAATGCTCATTTGTTGGCTATCGCTCCTAATGCCAGTAGTAGTATTATATGTGGTGGAACTTCCCCTAGTATTGAACCATTTCGTGCTAACTCGTTTACGCACAAGACGCTCTCAGGCAGCTATCAAGTCAGAAACAAATATTTAGATAAGCTACTAAAGAAGAAAGGACTTAACGTAGAGGAAAGAGAAAAGGTATGGAAAGATATAACAGGAACTAATGGTTCTGTACAACACTTGGATATATTAGACGAAGACGAGAAGGAGATATTTAAAACTGCTCCAGAGATTAATCAGATATATCTAGTAGAACACGCACACATGCGACAGGAATATATTTGTCAGAGTCAAAGTGTTAATCTATTCTTTAACATGCCTAAAGCTACCGAGCCACAGGAAGTGCATGATGATTACCTACAGTATGTTAATGATGTGCATTGGTATGCTATGCATAAACTTAAATCTTTGTATTACTTTAGATCGAATGCGGCTAGGTCTGCTGAGAATGTAAATATAAAAATACCTAGAGTTAAGTTAGAAGATGTTGAATGTTTAAGTTGTGAAGGTTGATATGGAATTTAATGCAGAAGAAGTAAACTTACAGGTACATAATTTACCTGCTGTACTTATGATGGAATGTCAATTACCTAAGAAGCTAATAAAAGATTTGAATACTTATCTAGATGTTTATAAAAAAGATAAAGATAGAAAATCTCTTTCACATACTTTGGTTGGACAGATACATCAAGGCGAACAGCTATTGATGGATCATACAGATGAAAAATTAAAAGACTACTATGAATTTATTACAGCTATGGGAGTGTTTTATTTACAAGCTTTTGGCGATGTAACAGGACATTACTTTAACAATAAAGCAGTAGATATAGACGAGCTATGGTCAGTTCACAGTTATGAAGGGGATTACAATCCTATACACGATCATGGTACTAAGACCCTTACTGGTATATCTACCACGACATGGACTAAAGTACCTAAACAGATTGGTAAGTTAGGTGAACATGAGCAAAGTAACGAAGGACTGTATTCATTATATGGAGCTTCAGGAGCTTGTGATGGCTTCTTAGCTTTCACTTATGGTCGTAATGAGATAATGAATACTAAAAGATTAAGACCACCACAATCAGCTTCAATAAAACCAATAGTGGGTAGACAACTAATGTTCCCATCATGGATGCAACACATGGTCTATCCTTTCTTTGGTAAAGGAGAGAGAAGAACTGTGGCAGCTAATTTAAATGTATGGGATACAGAACCACAAGAAGGAGAAAAGAATGAAAAATAATTTAATAGGTTTTACAATCGGTATTAGTCTTGGATTAATTGTAGT